CACCCACCGATACCTGCATAAGCCTTGAAAGGGACTAAGTCCCAGATCCTTCATCTGAAAGGATATATTTATGGATTTACAATTTGATCATTTTAATCAAATTATAAATAATCTTTCCTTAACATTGCTGCAAAGAAAGGATGTTCAAAATAGATTGGGAGTTCTTTTATTGCTCGAATCCTTGAATCACAGTCTTGAATGACTTCATAACTAACGTTATAACGGATGCTCATTCTGTCCATCCATTTGATTACATCTATTTTGTGAACGTGTTCAACTTTAACTTTCCAAAACCTACCAGCTAATTCTGGTAATTCAACATCAGTTTCATTACCTTTAGCGAATTGGTCAAAAACTTTAAGTAAAGCTCCTAAAACGGGATATCTACGAGGCACATGCTGTAAACTTCGAGATATGCTGTAACAAAAAGCACCAAGGGGATCCTTTGAATCTTTGAACAATTCACGTGGATCACGCATACTTTTTCCAATTTTAAGAACTTGGGAAGGCAAAGGAAGCCAATAAGGTCTATCTGTTTCTTCTTCAAGGTCAAACCAACCTTTAAGAAATGTAGCTTGCTTCATACTAACAGGACCGCCAGTCATTTCAAAACCTAACTTTTTGAAATGTTCATCATATTTATTAAGACCTCTGGAAATAGCATCCACCAAAGTCATGGTGACAACTAAGTTATTTCCAAGAGTTGTATCAGGTCCTCCAGTGTGGCGCTGAATTGGCATTTCCACTTTGATTCTCTGATTATTAATACGATCATAATAATATGTTGGTACTTTATGAAGAGCTCTAAGAGCCTTAATAACGTCTGGACTTACGCCCATACAGTTTAACACGTCGTATTCACTTTCAAAAGCGTGAATACTTTGAGATCTATCACATTTTGACACATCAAATTCATAATATTTAGTTCCACTTGGGTCTTGCATGAAAATTAAACTATCATCACCACTTACTAGAATAGCTGCTCTAGTATTACCTTCTTCTATCATAACTTCACAAAATTC